GCTTGCTTGATAGCTGTTTGTACTGCTGAAGAATAATCTTTGTGATAGATTTCATAGTCAGACTTCTCTTGTAAATCAGTTTCTTCTTTACGTAACTTTGCTAAATCATCACCATCAATTTTACCATTCTTGTTCTTATCAAGTGCTTTTTGTTTTGGTGACAACTCTTCAGTCTTCTTACGTAAGTGTGCTAAATCGAATCCGTCAATCTTGCCGTTCTTATTCTTGTCGATTGCTTTTTGCTTTGGAGACAATTCTTCATTTGTTTTCTTACCATACATGTCAACTAGTTGTTTAACATAGAAATTGTAATGACCACGGCGACCATTGTATTCTCTATCTCCAAGTACAGTCTTTAGTGCTTGCACGGCATCTTTTAATTCTGAACCTTGCATTACTTTTAATGCGTCAGTAACAAGTGAATCGACTCTTTGTGATGCTTCCGCCACATCTTCGTTTGTTTTCTTATCGTCATTGTCAAACTGTTTTCTAGTAGCTTTCATAATGCCAGAGAAACGTTTGTTACCCTTTTTAATGTCGCCTTCTTTGTCTGCCTTAGATGCGTCTTCGCCAGCTTTCTTTTTATAGTCTGCTAGTTTCTCGTTAGACAACTCATCAAGCTGTGTTTCTTCTTTCATGTTTTTTCTAGCAACACGATTCTGTGCAAGTTTAGATACAAACTTGATTTCAGCGCCAGCAAGAGATTTCAAAGATTTCAAATCTAATCTATCAAGCATAGCAATCAGCTTCTTATAAGTATCGCTATCTGGATCGATTGTACCAATCTTAGAGTACTCAGCTTTCAATGCGGCAATCTGAGATGGACTAAAAGATTCTTCAACAGTCTCTTCTGTTCTCAATGATTTCTTTTGTTGCTGAATTGCTTTGCGTTCTTTCTCTTGCTTCAAACGCAACTGAATCGACTTCAATGTCAACTTAGCACGTTTCTCTGCTGATTGTGTGTCTTTAATTGAAGTGCCAGAACCAACTTCTGCTTCTTTAATGTTTTTGTCAGTCATCTATATCTCCTATTAACTGTCTACTTTAGCGCCAGCACGCCATTGATAACACGACCAGTATTTTGCTTTCCATTTTGGTCCTGGATTATCACAACCATGTCTTGCTCTGAAACTTGCTCTACGTTCTGGATCGTCACGTTTGATTTCCATATTAGGATCACCAAAACGAACGATAACAACATTACCATTTGGTCCCATAGTGTATACACCAAACTTCTTTGGACCATCAGGTGTTCTGAATGGGTTATTAAGTGTGACTGTTTTGCCTTGATAGTCTGCTTCGACTAAAATGCTTTCCCAATCCACTTCTTCTAAAATTTCATTTTCTTCTGCGACACTATCTTTTGGCACACAATCAGGAACCATTTTGTCCCCTTTCTTTTTCATACCAACTTGTTTATGTGTGTCCCAACATTTTTCTTCTAAGTCTTTGCAGTCATCGCAACATTCGTCTTCTTCATCAAAAACTTTATACTTTCTTTGTGTAGCAGGTTCATTGACTGTATTGCTTGCAGTCTCTTGTGAATACTTAGCTGTAATGATTTCTAGGCTCTGACCAGGAGTTTCTCTGGAGTATGCAATACGCATTGCATCTGTACCCCACTCTAATGCTTCTGCAAATTTAGAGAACTCTTCGTTGCTTTTTACTTTAGATGCTAAGTCGCTGTCCGCACCGCCCCATGTTCCTTTACCCTTTGTGATAAAAGAATTCACTCTAGCGAATGCCCATTGCTGTGGTGTTGTTCCGGGTCTATGTCCACCTTGCCATGCCGCCATACCACGATTGTAAACTTGCTTTAGAATGCCATAAGAAATGCCAGACTTCTCCGCTTTCTTTTTCAATCCTTCAATCTCTTCTAAGATTGGCTTAAACTCTTCGTATGCGTCACCGAAATCTTCTGGATCCATGCCCATCAATTCAGCTTCTAATTCATCATCATTGTCTTCTTCGTCATCTTCATATTCATCATCTGGCATTTCTTCTTCATCGTCATCAGCATTTTCGAATTCTAAGTAATCACGTACTGAAGAAATGTAGTCTGTCGCTTTTGTAATTTTGGAGAGAACCCATTGCTCTGGCTCTTCTTCCATGCTTTCCATCATATCTAAAACATCTTCTGCGTCATCTACAAGACTAGCCAATTCAATTTGTGCCATAGAGATACCATCCATCTCTACAGAATCGTCATACTCTTCACCCATCAACTTCATGCCAGTTACATCTTGAATCAACTTCCAAGCGGCAGTTTGATTCTTATCGGCAATAAGTTTCTTGAGTTTTTCTTTTTGTTCTTTTGACGCAACTTCAAAGAACTTCATCATCTCCATCATGCCGATGTTGCCTTTGTATGCGGCTTCTTGAATAGATTCTTTTTGTAGCTGTGTTTTTGTCATTCTGAACAATGCATCGCTAGACAATACCATGTCTAACAACGTTGACAACAAATCATTTGTTGCAGTTCTTTCTTGCGTTGAAAGTGTGTCGCCAGTTTCTAGTTTAGAGATAGCACGTTTGATAACACCCAACAATGTTTTGTCTGCAAGACCCATACGAACAAGCATGTCTAAACGTGACAATTCTTTCTTGTCAACTGCTTCACCATACATCTGTTTGAATTTTTTCGTATGCTTAGATTGTGGCATACCTTTTTCACGTGCTTCTTTATCGCCTGGTGCGTCTTTGTATGCACTTGGATCAGAATCTGATTTTGGTCCAGTTGTTGCAAAGTGTGATGCACGTGCATCTTTAGTATCTTTGTCTAAACCAACATAATACTTCTTAGGTTGTGTTCCATCTTTACTCTTAACATCTTTGTCTTGTGGTAGAGTTGGCTTTTCAACAATGAAATTTGCAAATGAATTGTTTACATCTTCTTTAGTAGTGGACACATGTTGTTTTCTCAACAATTCATTTTTTCGTGCAACTGGAATTAAACGTACTGCGAACTTACGAATTGCTGGTAATGTTTTCTGTAGTCTTGTATCAACTGCAATTTTCTCGCCAGTACTCAAGTCTGCATAGTTCTTACCACCAGCAAGTCTTGCTCTGAAAAATTTATATGCCATCTTAACGGCACGTTGCTTCAATCTCTTAGGATCGGCAAAACGCTTTGCTTGTAATGCTCTTGCTCTAACTAAACGCTTTTGAATTCTCTTGAATTGTTGCGCTCTTTGTCTACGTTGTGCAAATGACAAAACGTTTTCGTCTTGCTGTTCTAGTTCTTCGTTCAAATTCATTCCCCTTTTAACTGCATCGAACAATGCTTTAGCGTCCGAGTCTGATAATTTTGATGGCACACCTTGCTTAAAACTGTTGAAGTCGTCTGATGCAACGAAGCCACGCATCTTAGAACCTGACATACCAGAAACACCCTCTGCATCTGGATCACGTTCGCCTGCTGAAACAACTTCAATAGTTTTAAAAGTGAAATCTTTTCCATTGTACTTATTGAGTAAAGTCTTAAACTCTGGAATTCTATCACTACCAACAACAACAATTAAATCATCATACTTGCCAGTGAGTTCTTTAGCAACTTCAATGATTGTTCTCGCAACAGAATTTTGAACCATTGGTCCAAATGCCTTCTTTGCAAACTTAACTTTAGTCTTAAAGTCTAGTGGATCTTTTTTTGGATTTGTGCTGTGCGATAGATACAGTTTAGCATCTGCGTTACGCTTTTTTGCTTCTGCTTTGATTTTGTCGGCAAGTTTTTCGTGGCCATTTGTCATTGGGTTCATGCGACCGAATGAGACTACAACTTGCGATTTTGATGCTTCCGTTAAAGAAGTCTTGAATGATTTCATTTTGGAGTTTTCCTTAGACTGATCCATACAGGTCTGCCGTAGCCTAACTGTGATTATGATTTATTTATAATTACCTGTATTTAGTGCATATGTACCAAGTATTTCTATGTCCCAAGTTATACATAAGGGTGTCCGGTTTCAAATTAACCTTATTACCTAGATACCTCTTCCCAATCCATAGAAGCCAATGCTGAAACAGTATTAACTGATGCAGACATTGCAATCGTTATTGGTTCGGGGGTTGAAGTTAATGAGTTTCTTTGTAACTGAAACTTAAACAATGCTTCTTTCAAAATGTCAATCGTCTGTGAAGATTGATTTGTAATACCAATATATCCAGTTGCAAGAACTGATCCTCCAGATATTCCCGTAGCACTCAAGTCATATTGAACTGAAGAGTCTGTAACATCAGTCCATGATGGTGATGTTAATGTTCCACCTCTAACTATTCTCCAAGCGACACTACATGGATTTGAGTTGATGCCCAACAATGATATTGCTGTAAGAATTGCAATTGCATCAAGGTTTGCAGACTTCAATTGAAGAGAGACTACTGGATAATACGTCCCTGCTGTAGTCAATGTTTTTGGTGTTTGAACTGGTGTGCCAATAGATTTTTGCTCACCACGTAATTCATATCCACCTTCAGAAATTGCAGAAGAACAAATTTGCTTGAGTGTGCTTCCGCCAGATACGGTTCCGATATTTTTAATTTCATATCGTAGCGGCAAAGACGCTGTAGTGATATATGTTGAACTCAATAGGTTTGCGTGATGAAACGAATGACAATGAATCAATTGTCCATTGATAACAAAACCACATCGAACAGAACCAACGCCCAACCATTCAATATCTGTCCAGAAAATTTGTGCTTGAGTCAAATCTAATGTTAATTGTGATGGACCTGTACCATCCAATGGATCATAGTTCCAGTCTGCTTGAAGTGCTGGTGTGTCAACAACTGATCCGCTTACCATAGACCTTTCAACAAAACTAATTGTGTTTCCGGATTGCTCTAAGAAGATTCCGTTGTTTGCACCAAAGTATCCGACACGCTGTCTTAGATTTGTTTTTGGTTCGTTCATAACCATAGTGTTCAAAACAAACAATGACTTACCTGGTTGATAAGACATAACTTTTGTTGTCTCACGAACAATCTCTGCATTTGCAGTTCCGTCCGTCAAATTCAGATTAATCAAACCTTCATTCGATGAAAATGCATATGTTGTATTTGCTGTGTTTGACGTAGCCCAAAGTCCGTTGTCTTTATATCTATGTGAAGAATCAAAGAGCGTCAATGGCATTGACATTCTTGCTCTACCAAAAGCATCAACCGCAACACCTGTTGGATTCGCAGGACCAACACGATTGCCGTATTGGTCGGCAAGCATCACAACTTCAAAGAGTGTTTTGTTGTCTTGTAAATATTGGTGGGTGTCTTTTCTAAACTGTGCCATTATCGTTGCCATCCTTTGATTACGTCAGGAGAGAAATTTGCATAACTGAATTGCATTCTGTCAACCAACTTGACAGCATTCCCCTTGATCTTATCGATTGCTACGTAGCCTTCGACACCAGTTACCTCATATCCCTTCTTAGTCAATAAGAAAGTGTTTAAGGTTTTAACTTCATCCATTTTTCTAATTAGAATCAGTTTAGCTTCTGCTAGTAGATTCATCATTGTAAAAATATCTTCTAAGTGTGCTTTGTTCTTTGGTGAGAAAAATTGCAGAACTTTGCTTTTCTTTAGCATCTGAGTAGCACGCCCACGTTCTCCTTTGCCCTCTGCTTGTTTCTCGTAATAGTCTTCAATGTACTGAATTAATTCTTTAACGTGAGTTTTGACGTTTGCGATTTTCAACTGCTGGCGCACTTTTGAATTGTTGAATGTCTTAATGCGTTCAATCAAATCGTCATCTGTATTGATATAGTTTAGAGTAGCGGCATCTAGCTTTTGAAATATCTTTCCAGCTTCAGATAGAATCGCTGTCACTTGATCTGTCTCTGCTTGAGTCAACGTAGCTTTACCTGACACATCTTTATAGACTGCACTTGTCATCCAAACGTTTGGATTTTGTGTGAGTGTGCTTAAAATGTCTTTACCAAAGACTGCTGACATTGTTTCAAACGTATCACCTTCGTAGATTGTATGCCAAACAATACCAATCTTTGCTCTTTGTATTTCTTTAGCAAGTTCACTTCCCGTAGGTACTGCATACACTAAAGTGTTTGGATGAAACGTGACGTATGATTCGCCTTCGATTGTTTCTGTCTTCAAGTCTGATTGTGTGAATAGCAAGTCGCCTTGAATCACGCCTTTGATGTTGATCTTAGGCAACCACATCAAACATGCTTTGAGTTTGTCTGCTAAGTCGCCAGAAGTATCCGCATCGATATCTGCTGGAGTTTTATATACTTTGGGATTTTTATTGAAGACACCCTTCTTCGCAACAAAGAACTTGCCGTCTGTTGGGTCTTGTCCCGCAAAAACTGCTGGCGCACCATCCCACTTGACTGAAATGTCAACTTTGCTTTTAGAATGTCCAGCAAGCATATCACGCACCGCTCTGAGTGCGTTTATGCTATCTCTAGTTCCTTCAACACCACCATTCAGAACCTCATCCTCAGAATGTTCTAAATGAACGTTTTTCTTCTCTATAAGAAATTCTTTGAATTTAAACATATCTAACCGCAATTCCTCTAGAAGATTTTTCTTTCTGTGCCATCCATTTCAATGATGAATATGGTATCAATTTATATTCGTTGTAAAAATCTATAAGACATTCATAGATTTTTGTTTCATTGTTAATGGTGACTTCGACTCTTTTGGCTCTACCGTTATCGGATCCATAATGTGCAGTTAATTCCGCTGGCGCCCAATTTCTGTTGACGCTTTTTGAACCAATCATTTTTTTGGTTTCTTCACTATGTTTTTTCCCATAGTGTGAGTTGAAAATGCCATTTTGAGATTTTCCGCACCACTTGGCATCTTCTGGCAATTCGTCTTTATTGCTTTTAGACCAAGTTCTAATATCTTCTAATAAGTCGTCCATTTTTTTCCAATAAAAAAGCCTGTTGTGTTCGCAGGCTTATTTATAATTCTTCTATAATCGACTATAATTCGCTATAATTACCTTCGCATTGACGCTTGATCCTTAGCATCATCATCGGAGAAAATAGGTACTGCATTGCTTTTGTGTAGTGTGCCGATGCCAATCATTTTATCGCCAGTATAAACTTTGCCGTGAATTGGCTTAGTACAATTGTCACCAAATGTAGCTAAACTGGGATAGTTGGAAGTTTCACGAATGTGTGACTTTGGAGGCTTGTACGCTTCTACTGTCTTAGGCTTTTTGATGCCTTTGGAAAAAGAAGTAGTAGGCAAATTTTCAAGCCACTTTTGATACTCTGCTACTTTCTTCGCAGGAGTTTTTTTCTTCTTTGATTTTTGATATGTGTAAATCAACATAATTTATCTACATTCTGTCCATTACGATTCATTCTACGATTCATTTCGATTCTAGCCATCTCAGAGGATTCACGCATTTGTTTACGTCTACGTTCTTCCAATCGTATATCGTCTTGTCGTTTATCAGCCCTATTAATTAGAAGCTGATTATAGACCTTGTCGTTATACTCTTTGATGCTATCGATTCTCATTTTAGCACCAACATTGCAAGCATAACACTTTGCATAAAGAATCCGATACCATTGCTAATCATGTAGAGTTTATCTTTCATTATAGCAGATCGAATGAAGAATAGCAACAAGCCAGACCAGATGAGTAATACCATACTCAAAGGTGGTAAGATTGTAGCTTCACCTTGAATTGCAAGATACGTCACTGGTACTGTTGACCCGTGAATCATAATGAGTCCTACCCAACCACAGATTTCTCCGAATTGACGTACAACCCAATTGTACCATTCTGTTAGTTTAATCATTTCAAATTTGTTTTTTAAGTAATTTAAAGGTTGGTTTAAATTTTTGATAGAGTCCGACTTCACGTCCATATGCTTCAATCTCCCATAGTGATTCCCAATATTCATCACCTTGATATTGTTCTCGTTGGAACGTTACCAAGTTCCCTCTTTCATGGAATTTCAATTCACCTTTTGCATATTGCTTTACGTGAACCATTTCATGTGCAAGACATTGTAAAAGTTTTTTGCCAATTTTATTCCATTCAAGATTAATTACAAATTGCTTTTTGTTTTTCGAGTCATCTCCTTTAGGAAAGGCTTCACCCAAGATTTTATTTTGTGCATAAAAATCTTTTATTACATTTACATTGATTTCTAAGGAATTAGATAACCTGTCACTCATTAAACGACTTGCGTAAAAATGTGTAGCCATCTTTAATATTTTGCGCTCATTCTGAGTTAAAGTCACACCCTTTGTTCTGAGAATAAGTTTCATATTGTTTCCTTTAATGAATTCCTTCTGAAAATGTTTCTAATTCGAGAAACTTGTCTTCAGGCATATAAACGTCATTATATAAATCATCCGGTGAGGGATTTTCTGCATAATAACGGTCTTTCAATTCAACTTCAAGGACGGATAATAGTACTTCAATGTCACTCTGAGACATTTCTTTGACTAGTCTTTCAATTGCCACTTTATTCATAATTTACTCCTATCAACGAATACTCTATTGTACCGCAAATATGAGGTTCTGTCAAGTGGCAATTATTGCGTATTTACAACGATATTTAGAATACCGAGGTATTCAGAATCACTTTAAACCTTTAGTTTGCTAAAATCTCTGTCAGATTTCATACGTTTGCCAAAGTCCGACTTGTCAAAAATTGGCGCATCGTCTTCCTGCCCACTATCTGATATGTTAGTTTGCGCTGACTCTTCTGCATCATACAATCTCATTTTCGCTCTATCAACGCCAATCACAAAACGTTTGTTTGTTGTTGGGTCGCTGTATCGATTCTTTAATTGCTTGACCATGATCTGATTCAATTCTGCAAGTTCTTCGGTAGAAATCAAAGCAAACATCAAGTCTGCTGTAGCAGGCAAACCAAACGATTCTGAAGTGTCTTCGAGTCCAACATCGGAGTTGCTGTATCCACTACGTGTAGTTTGTGTAGCTGAAACAATTGGCACCTTATGTTCAACTGCAAGTCCACGCAACTCTTCTGCGATTGCTTTAATGTATGTGTATGAGTTAATAGATGCACCCATCTTCATACGTGCGGAAGAACAAATGTTCAAGTAGTCGATGTAGATGATATCAGGAATAAATTGACGCTTCAACTTCAACTCATTCAACAAGTGATTAAAGTGAGACACGTTTGCACTTGCGGTTGGATATTCTTTGATAATCAACTTGCCTTTTGTTTTCTCACGTAGACTAGAAACTTTCTTCAAGTATGTTTCTTTTGACATACCAATGAGTCTATCAAGTTCAACATTCAACAAGTTTGCATCAATACGTTCTGCGATACGTTCTTCAGCCATCTCTAGTGTGATGTATAAAACATTCTTGCCCATTGTCAAATTGGCTGCCGCACAATGACACATGAACAAAGACTTACCAACACCAGTACCAGCAAGCACAATGTTCAAAGATTTTTCTGCAAGCCCACCCTTAGTGATTCGATTCAAGTAATCAAGGTCGAATGGGATTCGTTTCTCAACTTTATGATAGAAGTCATATCGTGTTTCTGCGTCATCAATAAAATCGTGACCAATGTGATTATCAAAAGAAACTGAAAGCGCATCTGCTAGAATTTTAGGGATTGAACCCTTATCAAGTTTCTCTGTTTTGCTTTTATCTTTATCATCCAGAATTTGAATACTCTGCATGATACCATTGTAGATAGCTTTTTCTTGGCAGAAATCTTCTGTCGCA